CAATAGGGTATACAACACCTGACTTGGCTCCTTGTATGGGAGCGTCATGATGTTGTCTTTGATCGTGCCGGAGGCTACGTCTACATCACGGAATTCCGCCGGAGCGATTGGCGTGTCATCTCCCTTAACCCGAAGACCTTTAGTTTTGAATCCTCCGGGGAGATTCGAGAGAGTACCAGCGTCAACAAGTTGGCGAATAATAGAAGTGCCAGACTTAGCAAAAGCGCCAATGAGATGAATAAGACCAAAAGCGTAGAAGCCAAATCCCGGGATGTATGAATAATGGACAAAATGATTGCGTTTTTGTTTAAGTTCATCGTCAGGGTTCCAATTCCGGCGGATTGCTAAAACGGTCTGTGTACCTTTTTCGATAGTAACAACGTAAGGCAGAGCAATGCCCGTCGGCTCCCCATCTTCGTCTTTGTCCTCGTAGCCGGGAAGATCCATGTCAACGTGCATCTCAAGGATCTTGTACCGATCATCGGATGAGGCACGAAAGCCCATCTTCTCAGCGATCTTCTTCTCAACCTCGTCAAATGAGTCAACTGGATCACCAAGTTCTACATCACGATAAAAGCCTGCTACCTGTAACCTGCGCAGTTCGTTCTCTGTCTTACGCATCACATGCGTGACACGCTGGGAGGTCTGGATGTTCGACGCCCCATACGGCACAACAACGTCCTCGGCGGGCACGAATAGCGACACTTGGCGCTCAAGGCTTGGGTCGTAGTAGACCTTCTTGAATGCATTACCCGCTAATCCCAAGCCCCACAACATCCGCTCGTGCTCAGGCCGGTACTCAACCATGACTTCGGTTAACTGATAGTTCATGTCGTCTTTGACACGAACTGCTGCTTCTTTCTTCTCTGGTGTCTCTTTGCCGATGATCTGAGTCTTGACTGGGCCTCCCGATGGGAAGGTCTCCATGATTGTCTCGGCTTGGAACTTAACTAAGGCTTCACTTAATAGTGGGTGGTAGACGCCACATGCTCCGGGCCAAGGCTCTGTGCGATCCTCGATCTTCAAACCTAGAAGTTCTAGGCCATCTACATAAGTCTGCATCCAGTCTTTGCGGCTAGATAAGTCCTCTTCAAACTCACCTAACAGATCGCCACATAATTCTGTCAACTCACCGTCGTCAATCTCTTCGGCGAGGTTGGCGTTGAAGTCATCTTCAACTTCTTCTGTTTCAATCTCTAGTATGGGCATCCCGTCGATGCCAATGCGCACGGCTTCGGGGTCTTCGATTTCTATCTCGATACCCGAAAACATATCGTCTGGCGGCGGTATTACTTGATCATTCAACCCCATCGGGGCTTGCCCTAGTGCTTTGTCAATTGCCATATTCTGTCCTTAGTAATAGCCTTCGAAGTGCCTTTTAAATTGTGGAGTCTCTTCCGGCTCATCTAAATTAGTGCGTAAATAGCCCCCCTTGCGGAATCGCATCAACGCGAGGGATACGCTGTCAACATAGTCATCATGCTCGCCAGCGGGAAAAGATGCAACCTCATCTATAACTTCTTCAGCCCATTGAGAGTTCGGTGCCCACACTCTACCAGAGGCAAATAGGTCTGATACAGCGTTTAGGCGACTAATCTTGTCGTTACCCTTGCTCGGCGTGAACTCCTGCACTGGTATGCCCATAGCCCGCATCTCATAAATCAGGGGCGCCCCGGAAGCCTTTTTCTCTATGATCACTGAGTCTGGATCCCACTCTTTATATTGCTCAATAGCCACCTGCTTTAGCCTTGGGAACTCCATGCGCTCTCGGAAAGCGTTCAAAAGTATGATGTTTGCCTGTGAAATCCCAGTATCGTCTGGGTGGTAAAACACCCCCCAAATAGTTAATGCCGAATAGTCGGAGCGCTGGCTCTTCTCAAAGGCCGTATCCCATGCTTGAAGTACAAAGTCACAGTGCGGGGGGTCTTCCTCCTCCCAAACCTGCCACCATTCCCGCTTCACAATGGCTGAACTCTCTGAAACTGGGTTCTGCTGGTACTGCGCCTGCCATTTGCTGTTGGGAAGTTCCTCTTTTAAGGCGGAAAGTTCCTTTAAAGACCAAAACTCAGGCCATAAAGGCTTGCCAGACGGTAAAAGAGCCGGAAATTCGATGACTTCCCACTCGTCCCCACCCCTTTGGGCAGCGCTTTTGAGCACTTGGCCCGTTAAGTCACGCTTAGACCACCGTGTCATAACAACTACGATGGCTCCCCCCGGTTGCAAACGCTGCCGTGGGCCTGATGTGTACCACTCGTAGGTCTTATCGTAAATATCTGGGTTTACTTCCGCCAAGGCGGCTTCTTGTTCCGAGTGAGGGTCGTCAATAATGAGGAGATCCGCGCCTTTACCCGTGACAGCACCCCCCACACCGATAGCAAAATAGTCTCCACCAGCGTTAGTCGCCCACCGCCCAGCAGCCTTAGAGTCCGCTTGTAACTCAACACCAGAAAATACTGACTTATAGACTTCCTGATCGACAAGATTTCGCACCTTTCTACCGAACCCAACGGCTAGTTCGGCTGTGTGGGAGGTCTGGATTACCTTTTTACCCGGATAGTTGCCTAAAAACCACGCTGGAAGCAGGTAGGAGGCGAATTCACTCTTAGTGTGCCGGGGTGGCATATTGATAATCAGCCGCTTTAGTTCCCCCCTAGCCACCCGTTCGAAGGCTCGCGCCATCTTGGCGTGGTGTCTGCCGGAGATAAAGGAAGGCCATACCTTATGGACAAACTCCATAAAGTTCTTTTTGGCTTTTTCCTGCTCCTCTATCCTCTCGTACTGCTCTAACTGAGAGAAAACCTTACGCTTTTCGGCGTCAGGCAGGTTCGGAAGGATCGCCAGTAGGCTCTGTAACTCCTGTAGCGTCGGGGATTGCATCCAGTTCCTCGGGCTTAACACCCAGTTCTGCTTCTAAGTCGTCAACAATTGGCTCTACGTCTATCGTATTTGAGTGAATCAGGCGGCGTACCTTATCGCGGATAGCCTTTTCCAAGTCTTCGCTGGTCTTGTGGATAACTGTGACCTCGGACTTCTCTGAAAAGAGGCCCACGTCTTGGATCTTGCCAAGCAGTTCTAGAGCCTTGAGTTCGTACTTGGTATCCCCGCAGTCCGCCAAAAGGATAAGTTTGTTAGTAATTACTGTCCGTAACTGGACTGCATCGGCAACCACTTGGTGGTCGTAGGCTTTCAGCATGCCGCCGACCCTAGCCGCGATTTCGGGAGTATTTAGATCCACCGGGAGGTTTTTGTTCTTCCCGTTCTGGGTTAACTGGGCAAAGAGGGCATTGGCCTTTTCTTCGTCCTCGGGGGTCATGTCAAACCCCATGCCTAATTCTTGCAAAACCATCGCCGTCGTCGAAGACACCTCGACTGCTTCGCGTGCCGAGTCTGGCACGTCGTCGGTCTGTTTGTCTGGCAACGCTACAGCGTTATCCGGTGTTATCTGTATCGACATGTAATGGGCTGTTTGTGGCTCCAAGTTGTGCGGGACTATAACACAACAAAATAAAGATGTGGGGGACTTGGAAAACCTCCATCGTCAAAGAGGCGCCCCCACAAAAATAATATACCCCCCGGGGGCTTAGAAAGCAAAAAGGTAAGGGGGGTGTTTAACTAGAGGACTTAATCCCCCTAGCGGCAAAATTTACCTAGGGGGTGGGGGTCATTCTGTGGACGTGGTATTGACAGTGCAAAACACTGTGTATGTTGTTAGGGTTTGCGTACGAGTATGTTTATGGGGGTACCCGAGTAGTAGGGGTTGACGTACGAGGATTGAGTTGCCGGTAGGGGGTCACAAACTATCGTTCGAGTATTGATATGACGGTAGTCGATTCGATTTTTGTTTTTGGCTTTTGATTCTCGCGAATGGCGTGTCTGCGCTCGGCGTGGCTACCTGCGCTCGGCGTGGCTACCTGCGCTCGGCGTGAGATCCCCGCGAAAAAGTAACACCATGTCGCTGATTGTGGTATACTGTGTTCATTGGTGATGCGGAGCGATTGACTAGCGCGACCAATGCGGACATTCCTAGATCATCTAGGTTTGTCCGGTTTATTGGAGATGAAAATGAGTAAAGCGAAAACGGTAGTAGCCGACGCAGTCGGTGCGGTAGTGAACGGCGATGAGGTTCAGTCGGCGCTCGGTTGGTCGGAGTTGCAGGTTAGTCTGATTCAGGGCGGTGCTGAGTTGTTATGTGATGCTGCCGGTGATCAGGCTAAAGGTCTTGATCAAATCAAGAATGCTTTTGCCGAAGCGTTTAAAGCCGGTGTTTTGACTTTCGACCTTTGGGAAGATGGGCGCAAGCGTTATGAGGCGGCGTTCATTCTGCGGTGCGACAATCAGGCTATTAAGCCGATCAATCCGACTAACTCGGCTAACAGTTCTTGGAATCAGACGGTTGTGCCTTATCTCAAGGTCTGCCAATTGATCAAGCCCAAGTCTGCCGATGCGGGGTCTGTTGAGCGTGCCAAGCGTCGCGAGGCTGAGAAGGCGAAAGCCGTTGCGGTTGCGAATGGTCGGAGCGTCGAAGAGTTGAAAGAGGCGCAGTTGGCTCTCTATCGTACTGCGACTCCCGAGGCTATCGCTGAGGCTAAGACCTTGGACAAATCTATCGAGGTGATCGAGAAGGACACTAAGAAAGAGTCCGAAGGTCGGTTGTCGATTCTCAAGAAAAGTTTGCGGGAGTTGGTGAGCGAAGTCTGCAAGACCGATAATGAGTTGGTTCTTGCGTCGGCGATCATTGCGATGAAAGAATTCGTTCCCGCTAAGTCGTAATTAACTCGGGGCAGGGTTTCGGCTCTGCCCCATTCTCTAGAAAGGTGTGATTATGTTTACTTGCGACAAGAATTTTGGTGAGTGCTTAGAGGCTGCTGTTAAGCATGCTTTGGAAGAGTACGCTAAAGGTGAACCGTCGGGCAAAAAGTTATTGAGTGCTTTGGAAAAGATTGTCAATGACGGTATTGGCATTGCCCTTGAGATGGATTATGCGGAATTAGTTGATTTTGAAAAGCACGATTAACTTGGGGGGCGTAATGCCCCCCGCCCCTGTAATTCGCCATGCCCCCGCCTCGGACTGCGTAGCAGTTCGGGGCGGAATGGGCAGGCTCCGCCTGACC